TATTCGTAATTTCTACAGGTTTTTTTACTTTCACAGTCGCATTAGAATCGGCCGCCAACGGTTCATTCTCAAACGGATTGAAGAAACTAGTTTTCTTCTGAATCTGAAATCCTGCAAAATTACCCAACGATCTTTGCATTTACTTGGTATACTTCTTTAATTTCCTTTTACGCTTCCGCAGATAAGAGGAAGACAGACACAAATGAAAGCGCCACACCCCACATTTTCCTATTACTCAGCTTCTCTCCAAAAAAGTAAAGACCCTCTACTGTCACTAAGACATCACTTATAACATCCCATAGTAGATTCATAACTGTCATCGTTTCTATGCTCAAAGCCTTGTAAAAGATAAAGGGCTGAATTGCGTAGACAATAGCTGGTATAAAAAGTAAATTTGTATTTATCCACCCAAGACTTATTGCTTTTAGCATTCCTAACATGAAAGCATCGACCGTGGCCATGTAAGTTCCATATACAAGGGACCTCCACATCTAAATAATATCTACCTTCTTTGCGACAACGGCGGAACTCATATACTTCAGAAGATTGTCTTTGTGCTCCGCCTTATAATCAAAGGAACACCCATGTGACTCAGGCATTCTATGTATAGAACAATGGGTATTCTTACACTTACAGGGCATATCCGTAAGCATCGTCTTTTTATTACAAGCCTCGGCGGCGCAACGGGGCATTTTCCTGATGTGGGATTTTAAGGCAGGGCGCAACTAATAATCAACTTTACCAAACCATGGCGTCATTCTGGAAAAATAACCCATCTGTTCCAACTTGGTCCGATCTAGTAAAAGACTGGTTTAACGGTCAACCATCCAAGCTCATTGATTCTACGCCCCCAATGAGACCCTTGCCCCAAGGAATTTTTATACGAAAGGCCATTCAAGAAGATCTCGAGCAACTGCCAGAATTTTGGAGTCGGTGGTATTCTGTAAAGGCGGCGAGATGTATGGTGCCAATAAGCCATATTATGAAGATGGCACAAGGAGATATCTTTGTCTGTATAAATCCAGTAGGTGAAGTCATAGGTTCCATTGTTCGTCGATGGATCACTGGCCTCCATATGAGGGAGGTTCGTTGGCCCCGTGCTGCGATGATCGATTATTTCTGTATACATCCTGCACATAGAAAGAAGGGGCTAGGCAGAGCATTGCTGACCTTTTTACATAATTCCACACTTTACACAGAAAAGGTCATTTTGCCTCATCTTATGCTGTGGGAGGGTGTTCAGCCTACAATACCGCCAGCATCTGTAGGATTTTTCTTACATAGAAAGTGTTTTCCTAAGGGGCCTACCGTGGCAATCGAACAAGGGGCTGAGCTATGGGCTGAGCTATGGAAGACCATGCAGCGAGGAAAGGATATTTGGAATGAATCGTGCGAAGCTCAAGGCGAGACTAGTATTTGGACAGTCGGACCTTGCCCCTCGAAGCCTCTTGCAATCTGGAATACCTTTCATCGGTCTGTGCCAGAGGGGTTGTTAATTGGAATTGTGGTTGGTGGTGACACAGATACAGCAAATGCCTTTGCACAGGCGATTGGCCATCCCTTTGGAATTCTTTTGATGGCAGGAAATCCACTGGGAAGCGAAGGCTGGACCCTTGATTCACCTTACCAGTGGATTTCTTACAATACAAAAATGAATTTCATCAGTTATCAATTTCCGGGAATTTTTTTATAATAGATAAAACAGAATACAGAAAAATGACGACTCGTTCCAGCACAACATCTCACTCAGAATGGAGCACGGCTCCAGATAAGTCCTTCGTTTCCACAAAGGCATTTAACTTGGAGTTTTATCAATATTCTGTTTCACGCAGTAAGATCCCCCCTTACATAATAACAGGTGTTCTTGTCTTACACGCATCCGCAACACCTTCTCAATGCCCGGCCGGAAGAGTTCTTCATGCGAATGGTAAGAGACTGTTTCCTGATGTGAATGTCATGAATAGCTTTACAACACCACCAGGTGCAACCATCCAGGCCAAGAGGTTCATGTTGGGTGTTTATGATCCTGAGAGTATGTTAAATGGATTTATTGACCCAACAAGCGCCACCTTTGCAGTGTATGATAAGAATCGCCCCGCTTCAGATTATCTCCTTAATGCCACCGCTGGTGCTTCTGAGGCCACTTCACTTTTGGGACTCGGCGGTCAAGGCTCTCGTGTTGCCGCAAAGATTATTGTTGGAAATTCTGTGTCGGCGGTTGCAGCGAATGATACTCCCAAGACAGTTGCGGCAGGTGATTCTTCTGTAGGACAATTTACATCATCTGTAGCAAGTCTTCCAAATGCGGTAACCACTGTTTTAGCAACTGTGACAACCAGTTCTCTTACAGCAAATTCTCTCGTATTTCTAACAGCTGGTATTCAAGGACCATATGTCTTATCTGTTGGAACAATTATCCCAGAAATATCTTTTATTGTGAATATAACAAATGTTTCTGGAGCGGCACCGCTTACAATACCAAGTCTTCCTGTAAATTGGTTAATTATCAATTAATCGATTCTCTTCGTCAAATCTTTAATTTAAGAATCTATATTCTTAAATTAAAGATTTTCGTGATTTCTGCTAAATAGTTCTTTGCCAGTTACATCTTCCAGACACTGGGCGTTTTTTCAAACATGAGAACGCCTTTCATGTAAAAGGCCTCAGATTTTCTGTAGTATTCACGCAAGAGTCGGTGAGCCTCCTTACCCATCGTATTAATTCCCTCCGCCCCACGAGATTTTACTAAATCCGTCAACTTCAGATTTACCTCAGGTCGTCCACCAATTGTTGTAGTTTCTACTTTAAACATTTTCATTAATAACATATTCACCTTCTGCGTGTGTTGTTCCTGAAAGGCGAGCATCGGCTGGATAACTTGCGACTGTAAACTATTCAAGAATTCATTCCCCTTCTGGTCACGCTCAATGCGGATCAAGCCATCCCTTTTAGCACAGACCTGGATATCTCTGAATTGTGTCATAGAGCCTACACGGTCATCATCTGCGGCCAAGAATGTCTCAGAACCCACGGTTGGCATCATGTATAGCGCAGCAAACTCTTTTGATAAGCTTTGTAGCTCAGAGCGACCAGATTCTGTTTGTGTTAGTTTAATCGTCTTCTTTGTCTTGTCATAATTGTAATCATCGTAATATAAGGAAACGAGTGAACGTAGATAAACGTTGGTCTTCGCATTTGTTCCAGGACGAGGCATCAATGCTTCGCCTGTCTCAAAATCAAAGGTCTTCTTACATATCTGCGAATAATACGGTTGATTGCGGTCAGGCAATTCGTTAGCGAAAATTGGATTGAGTAAGGTCATGGCTCTGGCAATACAGTAGGCCTTGGGGAATTCTTTAGCACCTGTGCTGGTATCTTCAAACAGCTTCTTTAGTTTTTCAAATCCATCAAATGCTGTTGTTGAAGATATACCTTGCCCAGGGGCAACTCCAGCAGGTGCGGGGCCAGAGGGAGAAGCAGAAGAAGAAGAAGTAGGGACTTGCGCATCATCATCTACAAATATGCTATGGATACCATCGTAAAATACTGCAGGTTCATCTCTCTTACCTTCACCCGCATCATATCTGAAACCCCAAATCTGATCTATTCCTTGAGTAAACACCTGTGAAAAAGAGCCATTGGGTCCTTCAACTGTAATTACAATATTTTTGTCCTCTTTTTTGACATTAAATCTGGCTGGAACTTCTGAGCCATTTGTTCTTAAATACTTAGCCTCCAAGTTTATTTCATCTTGGTTGGGGCTTGGATATTCCCAAGTCAGATATAATACACCTTTTACACCTTGTCTTTTATCTGCTAAGCGCAAGATTTGTCTGGTATCGCTAAAGATTCCTACAGCTTCTAAATATGAGACAATCACAAGAAGAGGGCTCGCAACAATTGATTTATATAGCGGTTGGAAGGGACCCGATTTAGGAATGGCTCCTCCTTCTTGGCGATATCCACCCAAAGCGGCACGCTGTTGTCCTGGTATTCCAATAATACCAGGGCGTTTTCTTACAGGGTCCGCATTAATCACTGTAAGTGCCAAAGCAGAATATATCTGAAAGACTCGCACGTAGAAATATGCCACATGGATACAGTTTTCATTACGAGCATGTGTAAGTTCTGTAAACAACCGCATCGACTCAGCATTCGTTGCGTTTTGTTTTAGAAGACCTGGGGCGATATCTTGAATTGGTGCGAAAAGGATCTCACCCTTCTTTCCTAGAGCAGGAGAGATCTGTATTTTTTGAAACTGGCTCTGTAGATCCTGCGCTGTTGTAAAGACAAATCTAGAACATTGATCGAGTTTGTGCAATTCCAGAAGTCTTCTTAAATTCGCCTTTGCAAAAAAGAGAGTTAGAATACTATCGGCAAATTTCTTTGCCTCAGTTGCTCTTTTGCTATATCCTTCTCCTCCTAAGGTAGACTGGCCTCCACCCATACTATTATTTAGTAGCTTTCTTTTGCGGTAGAATCTTGACTAGCTCCTCTGACTGTTCCAAGCGTCGGAGACACTTAAGTAAGGTTCCCTCGCTTACGTCACATGCCTCCGCAATAGAATTCATAGAAATCTTCTCATATCCACAACGATGTAGAACAAAGGCGATGACCGCAGAGGCCAGGCTCGGCGGCATATTCTCCTTACTTAGCTCACTGGCCTCGGCGAGGTCGGCGACCTTAACTGCGAGCTCTCTCAGCCATTCTACATCACTGCGCTGGACCGCCGAAATTTTGCTCAGAGGATAGGAAATGTAGTCAGAAGCATGCGTCGTCTTGAGCTGTGAGGGGATGACTGAAGTCTGAGAAATCATGCCCTTTTGCTTCGCCATAGCAAGAACGCACTGGAAATCCTTGAATGCCTTAGTAAATTGCGCATTCTGAAGATGGAACATGTCGGCCACATCCTTCGGCTTTCGGGGGGCCCCTGCCATTTTGAGAGCACTATAAATACAGGATGCGACGACGGAAGCCCGAGAAAGGCCACGCTTGTCACAATGCTCCACCAACTGCATATATAAGTCCTTGGCCGTCTCAATCACCTTTTGCTCAATCCCGTGGTTCGTCGCAGCGAGCGTCATCTGCTCAAACACTTGGAGCAGGCTGCGCTTCTTGTAGGGAAACATCGACCAAGTGTGGAAGCGGCGAATACGCATCATCGCCGATCTTGCTGTGCTATGACCACCGTGGCCTATGCCCAGAATAATAGTGCCGAGGGAAGAATCGGCAAATCTCGGGTCGGTAGGTGCGCCTACACGACAAGGATCGCCGCCACCACGGTCATCGGAGCTGAAGAAACGATATTCAGCTCCCATGTCTAGAGGACGATCTGTTACTGCGCCACACGCTTTACATACGACGATATCATCATCGTCTTGCCAATCAATATCTTTACATTTGTCACAGGCCTTCGCCGTAGTATCAACCTCCTTTTCAAAGGCGGTCCAATCAAAGTCGGCCTGTTTTTCTTTACCTATTGCTGGAAACAGAGTGGCCATAGTGTGACCTGGCTTATACAAACTTTTAAGCATCAATTTTTAAAGGGCCAAAGGTCCAGTTTAATAAAAATCGGCACTATCGTTTATATTTACCCTCATCACACTTGGAATATTTCTCCTAGTATATCTTTTACCACCAGATTGCAATGGTTTCTTTTCTAGTTTTGTTTCTAAAACTTCTTGAATAATTACAGATTCACTATCAATAACCCATGGTACTGAAAGAGGATCAAATTGAAATATATATAGTAAAAATATATCTATCCATCCCACAAGAAGATTACATTGTCTACTCTTCCCTTCGGTATCAAAAATCGATTTAAAAAATAAGAAATATGTATCTGTCTTTTCATAGTGGCTCTTTAACAACTCTATTTCTTTTGACAATCGTGGCACTATATTTTTAAATTCTTCAAATGGCATCTTTAATAAAGGGTCGTTTAGAACTGTTATTCCATCCTTATATTTTTTACGGTAAGATGGTTCTTCTATATAGGCATTAAATTGCTGTTCATACCATGATTTATTATATTTTATAATAGTTAAATGTAATAGCGATATTTTTTGCCCATTATCACATGGAATAAGGCTATTGTCTTTAAAGGTGTAATGTTTTATATAAGGATATCTTTTTACAGACTCTGATAATATAAGGCGTATCATAGCAATTGTCCCAGACCCCTTTTCTAAATTTTTATTAACTGCGCATTTTGTATCCCATGCCAAAATTGGTATAGTAGCAGTATCTAATTTATGATATCCACGTTGTACTAAAGGGGATTCTGATGTATTTACTGAGATGTTAACACATTCACCCTTTCTTCCACCTATTGAAAGAGTATCACTTCCTTTCCCTTTATTAATAGTTAAATAAAATGTATAATCTCCTGACTCTAACTGAAAATATAAGGAAGTCATCTATTTATTTTAGTATATATTATTTTAAAGGCCTTTTTGCTCTAAGGCAAAATCCGCCAATCAGTCAATAATAAAATACGGCTTGATTGAACATCGGTCTGTAACCAAGAAGAGCCAGGATGAACCAAATGTGTATATTCTAGACCAGGAACATAATAAATACAATAACCACCTTTTACAAAACATCTGGCCATGAAAATAGCATCCGCCGCCTGTAGGGACTCGCTCCGCACATCTGGTAAAGTCTCAATAACAGAACGAGGGACAATCCAGTTTCCGTCATTTAATAAGAAATTCCATTTGGATTGATTAAGAGTCTCATTCCACGTTCTTGGGTCGAGGACAAGGCCACGAAACTTACGGCATTCATACGTAGTAACACCCGTCTTTACATTGACAGATTTGAAATCCGCCGATGCGAAGATTCGTTTTGTGTCAGAGAAATCCATGTATGCGAGCGCATCGAACCAATCATCGCCAAAGATATTGTCGCTGTCCAACAATGCCACCCAGTCTGTCGTAGCTAAGCTTAGACACTTCTTCTTATTCTCGTAAATTCCTAGACGCCGTTCATTTTGATAGAGACGAAGCTTCTTTGCATTTATCATATCTCCGAATGCCTTATATAAAGCATCATAATCCTCGCCTGTTTCATCACATACAATGACTTCAGCCACTTCAGGACGAGCCAGATACATTGGTATAGAATCCTTTAGAAAGGACCATCTTCGCATAGTTGGGATGGCGATAGTGATCAAAACCATTGAATATAAGATATTCTCTAACTTTAGATGGCTAAGCCGCCCGCTAAAGTAGATAAAACAGCTAAAGCAAATGTAGGTTTAACGGATGAAGATGATGAGACAATCCCTGTAACACCGGTAAAAGAAGTGGGTCCTGGCATGTTTGGGCCCAATTATAGTTTTGCTGATAATCTCCCTTTGCCAGGAAGTGTTGGTGTAAGAAATGGTGATACTCTTACTGATGTTGTTGATTCAGTGAAGGCGGTAGCTTACTACGTTGATATGATTGGCTTTGGAGAGGCAAGTTCTGGTCTTTCTCGTAGTTTGAATCCCAAGCCACTCGGTGTCAATACTTGGCTAGAAACTCCCCAAATATGTAGCAATGGCGCCAATATGTGGGTCTATATGCAGGGTGTTCCAACTGGAGAAGCTCTAGGCAAACGTGTAAAAGATGGACTTGCATCAGCTGGTCTTCCTGGAATGCGTGGTCTAGCCCCAGGAATGTTGGAGGATGCTCAGTCCGCTTTGAATCCTGTGCCTGTTATGCGAAGCATGTTTGGAAGCGGTCTTCCAAACTGTCGTTTAACGGAAAAAGAAGTAGGTGACCAAGATGGGGAGATACAGAATTCTGCCACAAATGAATACTATATTCACGACAAAGACAGCGTTTACAAGCGGAACGGTCGTTCCTTCCAGAAACGCTGGGCTTATGATAGGAATTTAACACAGAAACAGTGGGACAAGCAGAAAAAAACTCATTGTCCTGATGGTTATCGTAAGGAAAATCACTTAGCTAATGATTGTAGTAAAGCACTAACTAGTCGGGTGGACGGCTTTCAAGGTTTTCAAGAATCTTGGGTAAATGTTGGACTTTTAACAGCGATCATCCTAGGATCTCTTGTATTATTTACACGATCGAGGCGATAGCCCCTTCTAGGCAATAGACTTGAATACCGCCAACGCCGAGGCGGCGCCCGCACACTGTGCCACAGAGTATGATACAAGCTCTGTGACAGAGATGGTTCCCTTTAAGAACATGGCAAAGCTGACCGCAGGATTGACGTGTGCTCCGCTTGTTTCACCGATTATCAAAATTATGCCGGCAAGAGTAAGACCAATAGCGAGCCAGTTTCCAGTGAATAAAATCGCTGTTAATAAAGCAAAGGCACCTGTAAATTCCGCAGCAAGGGCAAGGACCTTCATTTCTTCTAGTGTACGGGGTCTAAAAATTGATTGATTATACTTCCGGCCAAGGTGGTCCCAAAATGAGTCACAAGAGAATCAGCAATGAGCTAAAGGACCTGCGTAAGGATCCGCCTGCTAACTGTTCAGCAGGTCCAGAGGGAGAGGATATCTTCAAGTGGGAGGGTGTTATTATGGGCCCTTCTGATTGCCCTTATACCGGGGGCGTATTTAAGGTAAAGATCAACTTTCCTGTCGATTACCCATTCAAGCCGCCGAACATTGTATTCACCACAAAGATCTATCATCCTAATATTTCAACTTCTGGTGCCATTTGTCTAGATATTCTTAAGACGCAGTGGTCGCCAGCTCTTACAATCAGTAAGGTTCTTCTAAGTATTTGCTCTCTTCTTACGGATCCGAACCCTGCAGATCCTCTTATGCCAGATATCGCCCATATCTATACAACAGATAAGCCCGCATATGATGCCACTGCTCGTGAGTGGACTATTAAATATGCGCAGGGATAATAGAATGGACAAGGTTGTAGTTGTCCTAGGAACAGTTGCGCTCGCCACTCTCGCCTTGGCAATCGCCAGACAACTATCAGAGAAGAATATATAGACTTATAAGAGATGGATAGCATTTTTGTTATTCTAGGTTGGATAGTTATGGCAACCTTGGCCTTGGCCATTGCGAGACAGTTATCAGAACAGCAGCTCGTATTCCACCCAGGGTTGTTAGAGGGGTTCTCTTCCCCCAGAATCATAGAAGAAAGCCCGGGCAAGAATGAGACGCTTACCGCCAAGTCATGTTATGAGGCCGATTTCATGAGTCATACGCAGGTAGGCGGTGATTATACACAGCGCACAAATAACTTCAAGCACGCCAAGCCAGACAATTGCTCGGCGCCTTTAACGGAATTTGTGAATAAGTTTTATTAGAATGGTTGTATACATGATACAATCAAAAAACTCGGAAATCCAGTGTATGTACTCTCAAGGTATATCACCTCTTCATATCCCATTTGATACAAACTCCAAATGGGATATTCTCCGTATTAGGCTTACTCCATATTCCGTTACTTCACTTATGCCCTGCTTCCTGCGTTTTCTGGCTCGTTGTCATCTATGGGCAAAAGCTCTTCGTTGGGCTCGTCAGCTATCAAGGCTACGCGCAAGGGAGTTAAAGGGAAAGCCTCTTTATCCGAGTCACTATCCACAATGGCGCAACCTGAGGCGATCTTACTCGGCCGAGACTTAACAGGAGCCTTCCATTCTCCTACCCGTGCCGCCGCAACATCCTTCCAGAATGCGTCCAAGTCCCCTTGGATGCTTGGAAACCACCCATCATCTTTCTTTACAGTCACACGCCGTAACTTGACAACCTCCCACTGATATGCCTCCACAAGAACCCAATCACCCTCTGACACAGGAACAGGAGCCGCAGCAGCAAGCCCAGAATACAAGTAACGAAGCTCCATTGTCTCAGAATTGCCTTCTAGCGTAATCCAGCCATTTAGTTCTGTATTTGATAGGACATCACCCTCCTTAAGTTCCTTGAACTTCACCTCCACAAATTCACATGATGGCCGACCACAGACCTCCATTTGAAGTTGCATCTGACACCAATAATCAAAGGGAATCTTGTCATTAATGATTCTTGTAGGAGGACACTTGATTTCCACTAAGGCACCGACAAGCTCTGGTTGCTTGGTGCATTCAATAAAGAGCCCATCTGGACTCGCCGCAACACGAGCAACTGAACGATGGCGAATACGACCTAGTTCCTGAATTTTTGCACCCAGACTTTCCTCAAGAATCTGTTTCACAACAGGTTCGTAACGAACTCCCCAATCCATAGGCCCAGTATGCTCCCTTCTCAAGGCGCCTTGCTTATTTATAACAGAAGCAGACGGGTTGGGAACCTTGGACAACACTAAAGCTGCCCGAGTTCCAGGACCCTTCCATAGTGAGGCAATCTCACTTGCAGTAATCAGATTCTTCGTCTCACTATACCACTCCCCCGTTCTCTGCTCAATTTGCTTCGTCGTGAGAAGCCATCTCCATCCATCATCAGAAGAAGCCGCCAAGGGACTCGTTGAAGCAACTAACACCTTTTTCCTCACCTGTAACACAGACTCTATATGATCTAAATCATCACCGACCTGCTCCTTCCAAAGTTGTATTGCGGAAGAAGCCCAGTTCTTGAAGAAGCCCAAATGCCCCTGCAAAGGATTCACATCCTCATATATTCTAAGAAATTCACATGCTCCCTTACGCATTGCTTTGACCTTAGTTTAGAACTTCATCGGATTTCATATTTTGTTTGGCGGCCTCGCTACTTGGCAAATCCTTCTTTCTACGAAAGGTTGTTCCAAGCTTCTTGTCTGTGATACTTGATAAGATACGACCTTCCGCATTCTTGTGATAAATAAGACCTTTGATTTCCTGAATCTCCTCCTTTTCCTGATCATAGACCACACAAGTCTTGCTATTAAGAAGTTTCTTCTCTAGAGCCTTCTCAATCTTGGTCTTCAAATATTCAGCATCCTCGTCGCTTAGAACAAGACGAGACTTCTCGGCCTCCACAAAGTTTCGAATACGATTCAGGCGTAGACCACGCTCTAATCTATGCCAAGGACGCTTATACGCCTCGCTGGCATTTACATTTAAGAAATTCTCAAGCTCTGCATTTAATCCATATGTTCCTTGATTTCCTGGAACCTCGCCCTTCTTAACTCTTCTGGTGGAATTAGGAGCCTGCATTCTATATAGTATTCTCAATGATCTCTTAGCCCTGCCACCGTGAAGTACAGTTCGTAACGGCTACTCCTTAAGCTTAAGCAGTGACTTCATGTCAACCCATAACTGAATCAGGCCGATTTTTCCAAGTGATATCTGTTCACACTCCTCATACCACCCCCAATCATCTCTTTCACCTATCTCCTCTCCAAGCCAAATAAAGGGGCGAAACAAATCAGTTTTAGGAATCTCAACCTCCTTTTCAAGAAATTCAGCCCATGTATAGAAGTTGCTCATATCTGTTCTTTTATCTAGTTTGTAATATAGGATTTTGTCAATAATCTTGGCCTTTCCAAAAAAACCGTTGGGAGTTAGATAGTTTTCTACAATAAATTCCTGAGAGCAGTTTTCTTCGTCTGTTTCCCAGACTGCTGATCCATTTGTAAGAAAAAGCCAGAGTGTTGAACTGTTTGGTGACTCTTTCTTTAATATATATGGCACTATAAACATCTGTGTAAAAGATGTCTAAATGGTTTATGTTGCCGAATCTTAGAAGGGCATGTTTCCTACACCCCTGCCGTATGAACCGACTAATTTAACACCGTGTTTTATTCTACGCAGTCGCCGTGAAGTAAATACCATGGATTCGGCAAATTCACGCATGGTAAATCATTGGCAGACTGGGGGACCGCAGATTCAAATTTCTCGCAGAGATATTTCTGGTGCAGAATTCTACATGGATATGAATCCTACACCCTCCCGACTTTACAGAGAAGATTTAAGACAATCTCAGCCATATGTTATTCCATCTGGAAATTCGGAACAAGTTAGAAAGACAGTGGATATTAATGACAAAATAAGCAAGACTCTTAGCACAATCCAGGGTCTCGATAATCAGTTTCAAGCCAGCGTGAAAGGATCTGATTCGGCTTCTACTATAAGGGCTCTGCGAGAGAAAGAGAATGATAAGTATCAACTCCTTTTAGCACAACAGAGGTATATTCAGACTGATTCTTTGAGTGATAATCCGTATTTTAATAAATACGATGTGGCGAGTGATTCACGAAATATCGTCCGTGAATTACGAGCGGCTGTGTCAGAGGATGTTGTGGATAGAGGTGTGCGTGAATCTCAGCTCCTCTTACAACGGGAAATGGACAGTAGGTGGACACCTCAGGGATTTGCTGCTGAGAAAGGGATAGATACCTTGTCGGCCTTTGAACTTATGCGACCCAAGATGAATAATATGGTTAAGCGTTACCATTAGGTAACCAACCCTGTAAGCGTTACCATTAGGTCCTTTGGCCTTTTGGCCCAAATTCGTGGCTTTAATCAAATCGTAACTCAATCTGACACTCATGTTTCTGTAGAAGCTTGATTGCAGCCGGTTCACGATTTGCCACACGCTTTCTTGTCTGCGACTGTCCAGAGATTCCTGTTTGAGCTGTTTGCACTGTCTGAGTAGTTTGAACAGAATCTCTTGTGGAAGGTGTCGTCCGCTGCTTGGTCTGTTCCTTCATTGCGGCATTCATTTCCTTCTCAATCTCTGGCTGGTTACCCTTGATATAGCCGAGAATGCCCTTCTCGAGAGCCCAACGAAAGAAGTTGAGCTTACCGACCGTGGTTAAAAAGGCGTCATGTCCTGGAATTTGGAAAGAAATCCGTTCTCTTCTGCAAAAGGGATCGAAGAGCTTTTTGGAATAAGCCTTGAGCTGATTCTTGTAATTCATATAAACAACGAATTCTTGACCATTCAAAATATAGGAAGTGCTGTGGGCCTTGGAGTAATTTGTTACAAACCAGTCTACTAGACGAAGACTGACATCACTGGTCCCCTTGAGAAGCTCGATAATCTCATCTAAATCATCACGACCGCTGTAAAAGCGCTGCAGACTGGCTATAATGAGTTCCTGCTTACAGTGTATCTTTCTCTTACGAGTTTGAAGATCTGGACTTACTGTTGGAGGGCTTACAGTTAAAGAATTTATTCTTGGAGGGCTATCCAAGCTGCCCAAGCTGTCCAAGTTATACATGCTATCCATGCTATCTATGCTAGACTATGTTTCCCGGAATTCTTAAGCCGAATCAGGTTCAACAATCAATCTTTTAATAAGTAGGAGATTTAGATGGCAGATAGTATTTTGCCACAACCTGATATAAGAGCACCCACGAATTTTGTCCAAGGTGGTGGCGGGCCTGTTCCAGGTGGCGTGCCTGTTCCAGGTGGCGTGCCTGTTCCAGGTGGCGTGCCTGTTCCAGGTGGCGTGCCTGTTCCAAGTGGCGTGCCTGTTCCAGGTGGCGGGTCTGTTCCAAGTGGCGAGTCTGTTCCAGGTTCAGAAACAACTTCTGCTAGAGCCCGAGTAAATGGATCTGTATCAGAGGCTGGAAGTCAAGAAAGTGAAGAATCTTTACCAGAGGCGACAGATAAGAAGCCTGATATATCGACGGCCCAGCTAAAAACTCTTACAAATGGTTTGACAGTTCGCTATGTCACTCCAGATATAAAGGACGATATAATGAATCTCAGATTCATTAAAGGAGAACAAGAACTTTTTGATAATCATCTTGGATTTAATACTCCATTCATAAAAAGATTAATTGGTGTAGATTCTGTAAAACAAGTATATGTATTAAATGAATCAGACAAGGCTGTGTTAAAGGGTGTTTCAATTGATGCTGTTGATGATTGGGTGAAGGCGAATGTTACTGGTCTTATTTCTTCTGATGAAAGTGCAACGACGGTTTCTGCTGAAATAAATACTGTATTGGGAGGTGAGGAATTTAAGGGTGAAAGAATGTATTCAAGTCTAAATAATTGGGATTGTCTTATACATGCCTTATTAAATGCAACCAGTCCAACATTTCGGACTCTGACGGTTTTGCAAAAGAATCCAATTGCCACAGAATTTAGAACAAAAATTATGTATCAAATTTACGAGGAACTTATAAATAAGGAAACTAAAAAAAGCTTATTGAAATTTCAATCTGATTTAAGAATTCCTTGGAAGAATTTGGATGTGGACATCGCTGAGAAATTTGGCAGAAAATATAATGTGACTGTTCTTAATTATGATGATATAGGAGGGTCGAAGCAATGGACTACCTTGGCCGATAATTCGGCGAATAATATCATTCTTATATACAATCCAGAAGTAAATCATTACGAGGCAGTTCGTAGAACCGCAGATAACAAATATGTCTTTCCTTATAATCCAGAATGGACGAAGGTTAAGTATACGATTACTCCCATTCGTCAGTGCGCCTTTCAAGAAAAGGATACTGTGACGAGAGATGGAAAGAGTTATTTAGTTCTTAGAACTGATATGAACAATGATACATGTCAGTATATATATGCAGTTGAAGTTGGAACTCCATACGATATCCAAGAACTAAACGATGGAATCTTAATCAAGGAATATTTAACTTCTAAAGAAACAGATAAGTACTCTGTGTTAAAAAGGGATGCTGCTGAAAAATTAGTGAGTGGGGGTAAAAAGAGCCTGGATGAAACCAAGTACATAAATATTTTACTGGAAGCTGCACAGTATACCTTAGTTCCAGATTCTGAAAATTCTTCTTTAGGAAATTCTGCCTCTGAAAATTCCGCCTCTGAAAATTCTTCTGTAGGAAATTCCGCCTCTGAAAATTCTTCTGTAGGAAATTCCGCCTCTGAAAATTCTTCTGTAGGAAATTCTTCTGTAGAAAATTCTGCCTCTGAAAAATCTTCTGTGGAAAATTCTTCTGTAGAAAATTCTGCATCTAAAAATTCTTCTGTGGAAAATTCCGCTTCTGAAAAATCGTCCGTAGGAAAACCGTCCGTAGAAAATTCCGCCTCTTCCAAAACTCCAAAAAACGAAGCCAGAGTTCCTAAGACACCCCAAGAGAAATTCTACGATTTCTGGATGATTTATATTAATGAAGACGGCACAGATGGTTTTCATCGGATGACAGGTAGAAGTTCAGTTAAAATGCGAGAATATCTAGATACAATACGAAGAGCGCATGAAGAATATTTATTAAAGGGAGCCTTGAGATATTTACAAAGAAAAGAAAATCCTGCGGAGTTTGGAGCCTTATATGAAAAGCCGAAGGATACTCTGTTTGATATGTTTTTTGAGGTTATTGAAGTGCCTTCAGATAAATCTGAAGTAAAGGTCGAGGACAAAGGCAAAGAGTTAATCCCAGACGATACATTTACAAAATTATTAAAAGATATGCAAATTAAAGAATCTATCGTGAAAGGACACTTCACTGCTATTGCAACAGCATATACCAAAGCAATGAATATAATTGAGTCAGATGTAAAAGAGGAATTTAGTAAATTAGGTGGTTATGTTGATAAGGATATTAATATAAACAAGAATGCAATTGTAAAGATTTTGATTGAAGTCGAATCAACGATTGGAGAAAACAGAAAGGAAATTGTAGATTTGGAAAGAAAGTTGCTAGATAAACCAGATGAAGCTGTGTCAAAGGAATTAGAATCTACTAAAAAGTTTATAGAAGAGTCTAATAAATACGTTGATTCAATCAGAAGATATAGAAATGCCGCAGTCTTGCCAGAAAGGGTAATTAGAGCCTTTCAGGTAATAAAACCCAGAGTGAGAGGTATACTTGCGAAACGGCAATTATTTAATGAATTAAAAGAACAATATAAGTATGCTGTTCGTTTAATATCTGATCCGTCGCTGAAGCCAAATAAGGCGCCCCCTGCTATTGCAGTTGCAGACGAAGATGAAGATTATGAAACTGAAAATGAAGCAGATGAAAGCAATAACGGTACTGAAGGCTCCATAGGTTCTGGCACAGCAGAACTTATTAAAAAACCTGTAAAGGAAAAGAAAGCTGGTGTACCTCGACAAACTCTTTCTGGAAGAGTAGTAAAGCCCACAGCACCTGGTGGCAGAGGACCAAGAAGAAAAACCAGAAAAGCTCTATCTAAACTTTCTCATTGAATCAAGACTAAATACTAAAAATAATCCACTTAATATGAAAAGCGTAACTTCCGCATGAGCATACTCGTTGCGTTTTGTCTCTAATTCTTCAAGTCTCGCAAAAAGAGTATCTAATTTCTTCAGTAAGGTTTCCTTCTCATCCTTACTAAAGGAACTGTCCAATCCGCTACGAGCTTGTGTATTGCCTATTGCCGGGTATGTGTTAAAGAAGCTACTTTGAACTCCGCCTGGGCTAATAGGTTTCCAGTTATCGTTCAATGACGGAAGGGGCAACGGTCCACCAGTAGCCTTATCCAGACCCTTTCCGCCAAATCCCTTCATGAAATCACTTCCATCCACAGTGTATCCACGATTGTCTGATAGGGCCTTATTGAAATCTGCGAATCCGTCTTCAGCACCCTTTCCAAAATAGGAAGGCACGGGCTCTCCATAGCTAGTGTGAGTGGGGTCCGTAACTTGCGAAGCCGTAGTTGCCTTCGGAAGAACCCGATCCTTTCCATTTGTACCAATTACATCATCCACTCTTTCCCCAACCAAATCGTTTGGCTTGAAATTGGCGAAACCGTCCGTTCTCATTTTCTCAGGAGCCGGCGGTGGTCGCTCGGCCTGTCTGTCTGGGTCTGGGTCCTGCTGTAAAAAGGAAAGAGCTGGACCTTTACAAGCTTTTGCTTTCTTTCTCTCCTCTTTTCTGGCAACTTTACCAGATTGTTCTGTTGTATCCGGAAATGCTTCTGTGAGAGAACAACCAACCATTTCTCACTCTACCGTGAAATACTAAAATTAAGTGCGGAGCTTTAGTGACGCATTTAAGTTTAGGATAATCGGATAAAATCAGAGCACCTTTTAGAATGGCAGAGGCTGTAATGGTTGGAGGTGCCAAATTCCAAAAAACCTTCTTAGATTGGTCAAAACAATCAACGCAGCTCTTCATGAGTGTTCTTATTGTGATTCTCGTAGTCTGGATAACCTTCGCCGACAAACTTCCTCTTGTGGCCCGCTGGCAGCTATCATCAACAGTGGGTAGATTATTACTTTTATTACTCCTCTATGTATTCTATATCTTAGGAGGCTGGGAGCTAGCCTTCATATTCACAATAGCCATTGCCATAACCTGGGCATCAAAGCCTCTTCTAAAACCTCTTGATGTCGCAGAGGGTTACTCTGAAATGAAGGAAACAAAGGCCTCTCCTCATAAATGGTTTGTAGAGATGGTTCTTCATGAAAATCCGGTCGCAGTTGTGGAAGATCGTGTCAAAACTACCGCAGTACAAGATAATTCCGCAGATTCCACATCAAGAACAAGCCGTTAGACAGGGGAACTAGATAAGATGGCTGCGCACTTAATTTTAGTATTTCACGGTAGATGTCTATTGACACCAACTTGAAGATAGGTATTATCCTATGCCTTTTCCTATGGAATGTTCTCGTGTCAACTCGTCTTGAGACGCCATATCCTGAAAGTCTCGTAGAAGTCTACGCACTTCCTTTTACACGAGTCTTATTACTTGCCTTAGTTATTCTATCGGCTATCTGGTGCCCCACAGTTGGAATTATGGCCGCTCTTGCGTTTGTATGCCTTGGAGCAGATGTTATATTTTTGACGCGCAGAGGTTAGATGAGCTTTCCGGCTGCCGCAAGTATAAGCCTCGGTTCAGCAGCAATAGCAAACCCCTTAGATATTGTTATGGCCAGCGTGAACAGTAATCCATATTTCATCGGTCTCATGATGTTGCTTCTCAATTTGGGAGGACGCTTTTTAGCTCTTGAAATAAGCAAGGAACAGGAGAAATTCTTAAGTCATCCTGTCGTGCGTCGGTTTTTCCTATTTGCCGTCCTTTTTGTGGGAACTCGCAACTTGATTATTGCCGCTGGTTTAACAGTCATCGTTATCATATTGCTAGGATATCTGTTCAATGAGAATTCTGAACTATGCCTTTGGCACACTTGTATTAACAAGCCCCAAGCTCCCGTAAGACAAGAGGGGTTTGTAGGTCTAACTCCTGAAGAAGCTATGATTCTCAAGCGCTTACAAGATAAGCAAACTGCTGCCACACAACAAGATAGTGAAAAACAAAAGGCTCCAGAAAAACCACAATCGACAGCGGCTAGTTTATATAGCTCAGCATTAACACAGCTGGCTTCCTAGAAATATCGTCAACTCTTTAATTTAAGAAAATAGATTCTTAAATTAAAAAATTAGTATCTTGCTGATTTAGGCATCCAAGCTTACTGTATTACCAACGGGTGGCTGAGCCCGCTTGCGTCTAGGGCGTAGTGAGTTTGTCGCCCCTGTGCGAGCTGACTCGGCCTGGCTCTCGGCAACTGACATGGACGAGCTCATTGCGGCAGCGACCGCAGGCTGGGTGAGAACACCCGTGGCCGTCTGGAAGGTGGAGACCGCCTCCACACGACGAGCCTCGTCAAAGGCTCTTAAGATATCATCAACCTCGCCACCTGTTGGGCCGGCCATCTCTCTGCGGGCAGAAGGACGTTGCCCTTGCATCTGGTCAGGCATTGGAGGTGCGGCGGATGCGCCAAAGAACCCGCCTGTCTGTGAAGGAGGAGGCTGAGGCCCACCATTTCCAGAATATGAGGGTCCCTGGGGCATAGGCGGCTGACCCTGAGGTCCAACACCCATGGCCATCCCCATGAAATTACCAAATCCAGGACCCGCCTGTGATGCGGCCGCTGCCGCCATCTGACGAGCGAGCGCTGGGTTATTCTTTAACACATCGTCCATTGACGGCATCTTTGAACGGAAAAAGGAATTGCTTACATGGCACATGAATCCTGAACCGCCGACCGCCATAAGAAGACGCATCTCAGGCGACATCTTACCACGATCCTTGTATTTATCATAAAGCTCCTCAAAGATTTCATCAAAATCTTCGACATTCTCATGAACTGACTCTGACCAGCCATCAAGCTTCACATCAAAAGGGTCAAAGCGACCGTTGAGCCATTCCATGCCTGTGATAGCACCCATGAGCATCTGGCGCTGAAACTTAATACTTGTCTCAAGCTGACGAGCATCCACTAGGCGGAAATACTCTGTCTTAACCTCCTCTAGCGAGTTATCCATAGTGTATTTGCGTGAAACAGGGAATCCCTTGGCCTCAAGGCGCTGCAACTTGTTCAAGTAATCAGTCTTTTCCTTCTTTTCAGCATCAGGATCTCTGGCCGGCGTGGCAAGCTGAATGCCGGGGCCGGTAGAGCTTTGAGAATTTCCAAATATGCTTTCGCGGTTGACAGATACATTTACAGGTGGTCCGCCGAAACTGTTCATATCAATCGGCTGTGCATCAATGCCGCCAATAGAAATAGGCTCAAGAGGCTCTAACGGTGTAACCTCTATGCCTCCTAGATTGCCACCACCAAAGCTCACCTGAGGGGTTTGCTGTGGGCGGGGCGGATACTCATTCTGCGACTGCACGGGCATAGTAAATGTTCTTTGTCCACCACCACCTTGCCCACTCATCTTGCCAGGGTTCATTAGAAGATTGAGCCCAAGATCATCGGATAAATCGCCTAGCTCAATGACGGCACCTTCGTCCATCCGGAGAGATTCCCCTCCTAGTGCAACTCGTTCCATATCTGCGATAGACACGGACATCTCCTTCTTCGCTGTGTCCCCCTTTTAGGTTAAAGTGGATTACGCAGAATCCATTACCATACATAGGCAATCGGCCAAATCGCTACGCTTGCTCTGCTTGCTGAACCAAGAACCATCTCGACCATCTGTGCACCCAAGGAGAATCTTTCCCCCAGCAATGCCTTTAACAATGCGTTCCTCAGAAGCATTTTTACGTTCTGAATAACCTTCATCTCCCTTCTTTGCTGTAGCAGACCCAGCTGTTTTTCTTCCAGCGTGAACGAGACGAAGCTTTGGTGGCTTTTGCGAAGGTCCGCCTAGAATATCCCGCAAAGTTGCGAAAAGCATCATCTGAACACTTTTCATAACGGGATTCTTAAAGGCCGGCTGATTCTCCAGTAAAATTTCCGTGCAACTGGCGAAAAGTTCTCGGTTAGCCAGAACAACTTTTCTTAATCCATCGTGTAAATCTTCTAATTCCACTTTTTTCACCACAGATTTTTCCAGCGGAAAAGAAAACTTCGTCCGCAAATGTGTTAGAACAGAATCTTTGTTTTTGAATTTTTCTCCAGGGGCCAAGCCTTTTAACACCGCCAACGAAGGAATTTTCTTTAATAAATTTCCACTCAAATCTCTCAACGCCGGTTTTACACAATGGCGAACACAGAATAAATCCTCGCCGTGCCGATATGTCGCCTTCGCCTTGCATGAAGAACATTTTCCAGCCGCTGCATCTTCTTCGGCATTTCCTCCAGAAATCAAATTCTCATTCGCCCATCCACGAATTGTTGTATTACCCGAGGCATCCGCAAGGCCCGATAAATCTCCACAACACCATGCAAGATTCTTAATACCAATATCAAAGGCAAGAACTCTCTTCATTTATGGTACCGTGAACTTATTAATTTAAGCCCTTCCGTGATATATAAATAGAATGATGAAACGACAGACTCGTAAAGCACATACATCTCAAAAGCTTTCACCACTTATGGGAACAGAACACGGTCTAGAAAAATGGCACGACGCCATGTTTGAAAAGTTAGGTTGGATGGTTTTAGCTAAAGAAAAAGGGCTTGACTATAAAATTTCAACCTATCAGAAATCGCTAGATCGTCTAATTGCAAGCATCAAGCATGTTTCATCAGAATATGAAAGTCGCAATAGAAAGCATGACTTACATGTTCTTTTATTGAATACTATGTGTCTAAAGTCCTTCGTAGACAAGCATCTCTAAGTATTCCGGTCTGGCTAAATTCATAACTTCGTGACAATTTAAATACGGATATAGAATAAATGGAAACACAAAGATATGTTCTGAATATTATTAACTCGTTCTTTGGAAAAGAACCAGTTAAGGAAAAATTCAATACCTTTGATTCCTTAGGTGAAATTCGCACCGTGTGTGAAGATAGAGCTGTAGATACAATTCGTGCAATGACTCTTAGTGAAGGCTTTGAAAATCCTTCAGATAAAATGGATGTTTTAACAATACTCTATACCGTGGCCATAAGTCTAGTGCTGGGAGGACTTGTTGTTATTTTCATCATCGCCTTTTCATCCTTCAATATGTCGTGGGCCTATAACAAGGCTCTCGGCAAATCAGACTTAGAAACATCATATTGGTCTTTTCTATGCTTTGTATTTTTCATACTTTATTTTCCTTATTATGGAATTATTCTTCAACCACTTCGTATTAAATCTCCAGAAACGATGAGTTCCACAATTTCGAACATGATAACTCCCCTTCTTCAAGTAGGTCTTCCAATATGGAAATGGGTCTTTTCTAAAGTTTTTAATGCATAGGCGCTGCCTTATGCCTTAGGAGCCAAAGGAAAAGAGCCTCTCACTGAATTTCTACCGCCTTCCTGAATCTGTGTAAAAGAGTGCTTGGCGGGGTTTAGGATGGACGCCGATTTCGCTGAAAATGTCCCGAATAAGGCAGGGACAGCCTCTACACGAACTGTGCCGACACCATATTTAGCCACTGGACGAAACTTGCACTCAGAAACATTGCATTTGACATACTCGGCAGCGGGCATCTCCGTTGTCCCGTCATATGATAGTCCAGCCCCAGTATTAGCCACCTGTCTCTTTCTGGACTGGCTCATTATACTCTCCGCATTTCTCTGCATGAAGAGGCGTGTGGCTAACTGAGAACCCGCTGGGACTTTCACCTCACAGCGAGGACGATAATCTGTGACGAGGCGACCATCGCTCATGGGGGCGGCCCATCCAGGATATCTATTGTCCTGGGTGGGTAAGGACTTTGTCTGTTTTTCAGGGGTCTGTTCAGAGTTGCGTATATCAACCAGCGTCGTTGGAGGCTGTGTGAAAAACCAAGGTGATTGCGGCGCACGAAACCCGTTGATATCCATCTACCGTGGAGTGCCGAAATTAGGCACTCTACTCTTATACCGTAGAGTGCCGTCAAATGTATAATTTAAGAATTGGGGTTCTTAAATCATACATTTTCTTAACAACTAGACATTATAGGCTATTTTCCAAGTCAACCGAGAAGCCTGTCTCTAACTCACCAGGCTGCGCTGGAAGAGGTTGTGGGGCGTCATCCTCTGAAGGAACACGAACGCCATTATTCTTCAAGAATGCGATGATCTCACGCTTCTTCTCAGGTGCACCAACGAGATTTCTCTCCTTCACAAGAGCTCTGAGCTCCTTTGCACTCATCGACTCATAGTTTACATCAACGGAAGTCTTCTTCTCGAGATTCATGGACCGGAGTAGTTGTTCAGCGGAAAGCTCCTCTGATATAGAAGTAGACGCTACGTGAGGGCTAGAATTCGTAGCCTTGAGCATGGCTGCATAATCTTCTTCCTGCACATCATCTACATCCTCTGCATTCAAAGGTGCCGGACTTGATACTGGTTCTACCGAATCAGGGCCCATTAGTGAGGCCTCTGTGGAAAGCTTGAGCGTGAGTAAGAGATTCTCCAAAAGTCCTAGGCGCTTTTCCGTCTGGCTCATGCGGCTGTATAAATAAAAAGAGACGGCACCAAAAATTAATAAAAGTAAAATTCCAATTGTGATAGAATCACTTAGACCGGCCATTTCTGGTCGGAATATAGGATTCCTTTTTACACAGGAAGACGCAGGTTCAAAGATTTTTTATAACTCTAAAAGAGAAATGCCATTCAGAATTTATGCTGGCGTAAAATATACACAAGTAAGACATGCAATCCAATGCAAGAAGTGCTTAGACACAATCGAAAGTAAATATATCAACGATTTCAAGTATTGTTCTTGCTGTGCAGTAGGAATCGACGGAGGAATATCTGCAGGAAATCGCATTCTAGGAGATATTTTTGAAGATAGAAGAATGTATTGTGCGATTGTTCAGAAAAAGAAAATCTGGTTGCCTTTGACCGCCGAATTTAGAAACTAGTGTAACATTCCATATTGTCTTAAAACGAGATCCACGCTACTCACTTCACAAATTCCCTTTCGCACAGAATACGAAAAACGGAAACCATCTTCTTGAGAATACCAGGCCGCCACGCAAATCGGTTTAACCAATCGCAACGGCGCATCCTGGGCCAAACGATATACATGAGTACTCACAACACTTAGACAGTTCACCTTATTCCATAAAGAATTACAGAAAATCTGGCTGGAACGAATTGCATCTGGAGGATTTGTGCTATGGAAAAGTTCATCGTATAAAACAATTCCTCTTCCGCCTTTTTTTCTTAGAACGGAAGATGAAAATGAAACTTCTCTTTCAAACATACTCTGTTTTCCAGGAGTGTCGTCTAAACGAAGCCCGTTTGCTATCCAAGAAAAATGCGTCATTTGCGCTTTTTCAGCAAAGGCGCAACCAAAGGCGTGACTTAGTAAAATATTTGTCAAGATACCTCGCATGAAACTGGATTTCCCCCCACGATTTGGGCCTGTTAAAATGGAGTGTTTTACCTTAGTTCCAAGAAGAATTGAACTAACAACTCGTTTTTCAAGATTTATGCTGGGATCGCCAAAATCTTTTATCATTAAAATCGGTTCATCTGATTTTATGAATTCTGTAGAAACAATATCTTGGCGTTTTCCAAGAATATACAAAAGTTCGAACCGACTCATTGCACGAAATGTGTGGCGTAACCAAAATGGTGTTTCTAAAACAAAGGCGAACGCTTGGCGAGAATCTGAAGGGCATTCGGCCAACCAAGTAGAAATCCACGCTGGAAAAAATTTCTTCCATTCCAGAACAAGTTCGGAACAAGTATTTTTTAACAAAAGAACAGATTCTCCAAGTTTCAGACAATCTGTATCCAATTTAATAAAATGTCTCGCCTGTTGAATTGGTTGCCACAAAGTCTGGCCTACTGTAAAAAGAGTCCAGCCATTTTGCGCCATTCGTTTGAGTTGTGATAAAGAATCTTCTTCTGGAGGCGGCGGCGGATTTAGAAATTCTTGAGGAGTTTTTGGCAATCCCTGTCCATTCCAAATTCTCCACAAAAGCGAAGTATATTCTCCAAAGGTAATTGGAATATTGTAGAAAATCACGAGTAAAAAGAATGGCAAGATAATTGACA